CTGGTTGCACCTCTAGCGCACACAAACACAGACAGGTCAATATAACTTGACGGGATACTACTGAAAGTTACATTGTTAGTTGTGCTTGCTAAAGTGTAAGATTGGATAAGTGTATATGCCATTTTATGCCGTCCTTATTCCCCATAGAGCAAACTTAGAACCTGCTTGAAAGAAACCACCAGTAGCAGCGTAAAAATCTAATCTAGTAATTGCCGTTCCACTTACGCTATAACTACCTGCAGCAAATGATACAGACGCTACTGCGCCAGTTGTTGTATCAGAACCAGTGTTGTGGATTAGAAAAAACGGCTTTCTCATACTTGTGCTTGTGTAATTGAAAATATTTATTTTGTGCATAGCACCTGATCCGTATGTTTGATTTGCTGGTGCAAAAGAAATGTCTGATCCTGTGTCTTGAAGCGCAATAGAGCCACCATTGACCATACGCAATCCCGTCACATTATTTCCAACGCCTTCATTATTGAAACCAATGTGTCCAGCGTAGCCAACATTTGTAGTGTATTGCCCGTCAGTAGTAACAAAGAGATCAGTATAAGTTTGCGCAATACTTGTAAATGAGACTTGGTAACTATTACTGCCAAGTGTCTGATTTTGAATAAGATCAAAGGTTTGTGCTATCGCCATTTTATCTCCTATTTAATTCCATAGAGTGAAAACCGAGAGCCGGCTGTCCAAGTATCCGACTGTGGCGACCAGCTCAAAGATGTAATGGCGTTTGTACTAGACCAAAGACCGCCAGTTTCTTGATACATAGCACCTGTCTGCCCTGCGGTACTCCAGCCTGTTTCTGTTCTTTGCGTTTTGTAACCCGTAGTAGAAGTATAGTTAGGGATACGCGTAACTCCGCAAGCAAAAATTCCAGATGTCAATCCGTTTTGCGTAGCGACTCCAGCAAGCATAGCCGTTTGACCTGTTGCTCCACCATTAGCAGCCAAAGTTCCATTATTGCCACCCTGATACATTCTTGAATAATTAGCACTTGTCACACCATTAAATTGTAAAAAAATATCGTTGAAAGCACTTCCAGAACTATTACAACGCGCTATCCAACGAATTTCTAAATGAGTATAACTTTGATTGATCCCAGTAAAAGTAATAGCTGACTCTCCACCTGTTGCAGTATAGGTAGCAAGTGATACATAGCCGTTAGCAGGTGCTCCTAATCGGCTAGAAGCAATAGTTCCGAGGATAGGCATTAGGCAATATCTCCCACCACATACCAGAGATCGGTGCTCGCTTTGATACAGGTAGCTGATGAGAATTGCGCTCGCAGTTTAGGTGCTGCTGCTGTAGCTCCTGTGCTTGATACTGTAGTAGTACCTGATGTGACTGCCTGAATAGTGACCTGACCTGCACCTATTTGAATGATGTTGATTTGTGTGCCGATTGGGTATGCCACAGATGCGTTAGTAGGTATCGAGTATGTCTGTGCCGATGCGTTTGATGCTGTCACTAGCTTGCCGTTATCAGCAAGCACAAATGTGTAGGTCGTACCTGTCTGCGCATTCAGCGAGAGGTTGATAATAGGTGCGTTCAGCGTTGGGCTCGTCAGCGTTTTGTTTGTTAGAGTCTGGGCTGTAGATACATCCACAGTCGTAGCTGTATCGATTGCGATAGTGCCTGATGTAGTGATTGCACCGCCGGATAGACCTGTGCCAGCCGTGATAGATGTGACCGTGCCTGATGCTTTATATCCGAGCGAGTTCCATGCTGTCGATCCATCGCCAATCTTGAACTTGCCTGTGTCTGACTCATATCCGAACTCACCTGCGGCTAGTGTCGGATTTGCAGATGTCCATTGTGAGGCTGTACCTCTGCGTATCTGTATCTGTGTGACGACTGCCATTAGGGAGTACCTCCATTGACGACTTGTGTAGCGGTGGTATCGGGAAACCCTCCGTTATATGGAGCAATGCTATCAAACGAGCCACCATCCATATCGGTGAGTAGTGTGGCTGTTGATACTGCAGCCCATTGAGAGCCATCCCATACCATCAGACCTGTAGATGTATTGAAGTAGAGATCGCCAGTACGAAGGCTTGGCGTTGATATCGCTGTCGCACTCGCAGGGACATTTGTAGGCGTTAGTGCTAGACGACTCATGAGATATCACCCATCACGAGCCAGTTATCTGTAGCTGTTTGTACTGCAGTCAGGGTGCTGTACTGCGCTCGCGCCTTTGGAGATGCCGCAGTAGCCCCTGTAGATACGACTGTCACACCTGCGCCACCGGATACAGTCACCTGTCCAGCCCCTAGTTGAGCCATGTTGATCTGAGCTCCGACAGGATATGCCACAGAGCTGTTTGGAGGGATGGTCACAGCGATAGCTGATGCGTTGGTGAGGGTCGTCAGCTTGCCGTTATCCGCTAGGACTGTTGTATAGGTAGTGCCTGTCTGAGCGTTGATGCCTATATTTATGAGTGGCGATGTCAATGTTTTATTTGTCAAAGTCTGCGCTGTAGTGAGATCAGCCGTGACTGCGGTGTTGATAGATAGCGTGACTGAGCCCGATGAGCCACCTCCACTCAAACCTGTACCGGCTACGACTGCGCTGATATCTCCTGACTCAGGGATATTGGTCGTCACGAGCACACGAGTGTCTGTGATGTTAGCTGTGGTGAGCGCGGTAGCACCTGCAGCCACAGCGACAGTTGCTAGTGAGATGCTGTTGGCAGGAGTCGCAGGAGCTACAGGGCTACCTGCAGGAGTACCTGCGACTACCTGTAGTACCACATTGTTAGATGCGCCTGTGTAGTACGCATCGTTCACAGTCATACATACTCGATCTATACGAGGGTTCGTAGGATCAGCCGTAGTCACACCGAGCACTACTGTCGCATCGTTGTATCCGACATATGTACCCATATTCGCCTGGGTAGTACCAACGATAGCTGCCCACCCCGATGCTACGCGTACTGACATACCGGCAGGGCTGTTCTGCGTGACCTCTAGCGAGCTTGCGTTGATGATACCTGTTGTAGCCCATAAAGCCTGAGTCGTCAGACGGTCATTCTCTGCAGGATGTGATCCATTTTGTAGCCACGATGGGGGTGTTCTAAGTGTCATCTATGCTCCTAGATATACGCTGACTGCCAGGTCACGGTTGCCCCTGTCACACCCACTACTGTACTACCTGCATCGCCTGTCAGGTAGAAAGAGTTATTGCCAGGTTGTGCAGAGAACCACTCGCCAGAGGTCAGTAGGTTGCGAGCAGGATTGCCGTTTAGGGTTATGAGTTTGTTGTATAGGTCTATGACTAGATTATCTGTATCAGAAAGACTGCAGGTGAAGTTGAGCTCTGCATTTTCTGTCTCGTTTCCGAGTATCGGGTTGTCTATAGGCCCATTGAGTGTGATTGTCGGATATGTATCAGTCCAACCATTGTTCGTAATAGTGGTAACAATTTCCACGCTCCCACCTCCATATATGAGGTTATACACGCGGTCATAGGTACGACCCCCAGGTGGTGTGTAGGCGAGAGTAGCTGTCTGGATATTGCTGTCGTAGTATCGAGGATCAGGGCAGAAGAAACTGACCTGTCCCACGATGTATCCATAGGTGTAGTTTGGATCAAGAGTGACCTGCATACCTCTCACGCGAGCGTTGATGACCTGCTCATCCTCAGCGTTTGAGAGTAGGAAGTAGAGAGGAGTAGTGCCTGATGTCTGAGGCAGTAGTGCTCTCTGTAATGTGTTGAAGTTAGCCTGAGCCGAGCCGTTAGATGAGCCTAAGACTTGGAAGGTGATGCTGATATTGCGCCCTGCTAGGAAGTCGCGACCTGTGAACATACCATCGGCATATCCACGATTGTCATCCTGATTGCGGATACCAGGCAAACCCTCTAGACCATCCACAGCGAGTATCTGATATGGCGAGCCTTCTCCTCCAAAGACCTGACTGTTGAAAGAGAACGAATAGTTAGCTATGACTTGTGGCATTACCCTGCACTCTTTCTTATCTGCGCGTAGGTGAGTTTAGGTGGAGTGATTGTAGTTGTACGAGATGCGATAGAGGCAGCACCGATAGCCCCACTCTCTCTAGAGGCTAAAGCCGAAGGTGCGGTAGGTACGATGACATTGCCAAATCTGATAGCCGATACTGTGCTCGTGCTTACGAGCTGTGTATCTACTGCTGTTGCGGTGAAGTTCTGAGTGATATTTGTAGTCGCACCGCCTGTACTACTGCCTCCTCCTGATGACCCACCGCCGCCCAATGCAGGGATGATAGGTGTATAGACCGGTGCGCTCGCCATAGCAGCAGCAGCAGCCTGAGCAGCCCCTAGAGCAGCCATAGCAGCAGCGACCTCAGCTAGTTTGGCTTTGAGATCGTCTAGTTTCTTCTCAGTCGCTTTGTTGATCTCATCTATCGCCTTCTCGTAGGCTTTCTGAGCATCTGTCAGGGCTTTCTGTAGAGTCTTTTGAGCCTCAGCTAGACCCTCGTTGAGCCGTTTCTGAGCCTCAGCACGAGCCTTCGCTAGTGTTTTCTCGGCCTCTGCGAGCGCAGCATCTAGTGTCGCCTGAGCCTCAGCGATGGACTCCTGCATAGCAGTCATCGCCTCTGTCATACGAGCATCGCGCTCTGCCTTAGCCTCAGTCATTGCCGTTGCATAGGCAGCCTGAGCCTGAGCTAGACCATCCTGCATCTGTGCATCTACCTCAGTCAGGGATACCTTGAGATCAGTCGCGACCTGGGTGTACGCAGCCATCAGCTCTGATGTAGCAAGTTTGCCTCCTGCGTTCATAGTCGCAGCGAGCGCATCTAGCCCTGTCTCAGAGATAGTCTCGACCTGCCCATATAGACTCTGTAGCTCTTTGGTCGCATCTGGTGATGCAGCCTTGAGTGCCTCGGCAATTTTGTTGCCAGCCTCAGGGCCGTTCTTGACTACCTGCTCGATAAAGGTCTGGCTATAGCCCATACCTGCGAGCGCAGCAGCATTAGCCTGTAGCTCCTTCGCTGCCGCTAGTTTGCTCTTGAGATCAGTCAGTAGGGCATCGGCAGACTTACCACCTGCCATAGCCTCACCGAGATTGAATCCTGTCTTGGATGCGAATGCAGAGCTGAGTCGATCCATAGATTGCTGGATGATTCCTGCCTGTTTCTCCGCAGCCTTCTGTGTCAGCTCGGCGCGCTTAGTGTTAGCAGACTCCTGGATGTCGCGCAGTTTGCTCTGTAGTGCTTGCTCTAGGTCAGCAGCCTTGTCGTTGTACTGCTTGGCTATCTGTATCTGTGCCTGGGTGAATCGCTTCTTAGCCTCAGTTACAGATTTCTGAAATCTATCTTGTGCATCAGCCCTCTGCTCTGCAGCGCGTTCCTCAGCATCAGCTATGGACTCTGCATACTGCCTGTTGAGATCAGCGACAGTCTCGTTGTATCTCTCGTGCGCCTCAGCCATACGCTCATTGCGAGTCTCTAGAGCCTCCTGACCTTTCTCCTGAGCCTCTGCGATGACCTCGTTCATATCTTTGTAGATATCCTCGACATCTTTCGCATAGTCCTTGAGTTTGTCTAGGCGTTTCTGCTCCTCTTTCGCAGCCTTCTCTAGAGTCTTTGCATCCACAGTCGCAGTAGTAGTGGTCTTGCCACCCTTCTTAGTAGTGCTGACATCTTTCTCGGCTTTGGTCTTTGCCTTGCCTACATTGTCTAGAGTCTTGATAAGGTCGTTTGCTTTTGCTGCCGCCTTATCTGCAAAGTCGCTCACTCCATCTAGACCCTTGTTCAGTAGTTCGAGTCCAGCCTTTGCATACTTGCCTACGCCTGGCAGTTTTGATAGTGCTCCAAGCACGAGTTTCAGAGGTGTGAGGAGGAACTTAAGATATGCCTCTCCCACCTTGCCTATCATCGGGATCATAACTGCGAACGCGGTCAGACCAGCCTTGCCTACAGAGATGATGATGTTGCGGAATGTCTCGCTAGACTTCCATAGTTTCACTAGACCTGCAGCGAGTAGAGCGACTGCTACTACGATGAGTCCGATAGGATTCATCTTCTGCGCTAGGTTCAATAGTTTCTGAGCTATCTCAGCGCGCTTGACCGCGATGGTGTAGATACCCCACGCGACAGAGCCGATAGTCAGGGCTATAGCGAATGCTTTGATCTCATCCTGATTGTTCTGGAAGAAAACGCCTAGTTTTGTGAGTAGAGGTATAGCTAGTTTGAGTACAGCTAGTAGTCCTTTGAACGCTGGCATCAGGGCATCTCCGAGTGCGACCTTCGCATCCTCCATCTTTGCCTGTAGCGTTTTCATAGTATTCGCTGTGCCATCTGCAGTACGCGCATAGTCACCCTGCGAGAGTGCTGTGTCTTTCATAATCAGCCCATATGCCGCCTGAGCCTTTGCCGCAGGAGTCAGAGCCTCAGATGTGGACTTGATAAGTCCTAGAGATAGTGCCTCAGTCTTGAGTCGCGCCTCATTCATCGCAACGCCAAACTTCTTGAGTGGCTCTGTCTCACCGGATAGACCTGATCTCAGAGCTAGGATTGCATCATCTACAGATGTGTTGTTGAACGAAGCCATGTCTGAGGCTAGCTGCACAAGGCTCGTGGACATTTTCTGCGACTCGCCTTGTCCTAAACCAAACGCCTGGAACAGGTTGCCGTATGTACCTGCAGCCTCTAGAGCAGCCTGATTACTGATACCCATACTGTCTGCGGCGGTTGCACCCCACGCCTCGACTGCTGCTGCGCCCTCTCCAAAGACTACGCGCACCTTTGATAGTGACTCTGCCATATTCGAGGCAGCCATAACTGTGTCTTTAGCAAACGCGACTACTTGTGTACCTGCAAAGGCGACACCGATAGTACCTGCTATGCCTTTGAGTTTGCTAGAGAAGTTACTCATGCCGGTACTAGCGACCTTTACATTGTCATCTACGCCCTTGATGGCCGCCTGTGCCTGAGCTAGACCCTGCTTGAGGCTAGTGACATCAGCCTGTATCTGTACGAGGATTGGAGGTATCGCTGACATATCAACCCCCGATTCGTGATGCAAACGCGCTAGTGAATACCCTGTTCAAAGTGCCATTAGCTGAGAGATTTGTCGCTGCAGGCCCTAGATAAGGATACTTCACACCTGGCTTCCATCTCGGATGTCCTAGTTCGACAGCTCGTGCATAGACCATCGTGGCAGATACGACTACTGAGTAGCTATCTCCAAATCCTTTGATAGGCATAGATGTAGTGATACTCCTGCGCAGATTACCTGTGCGCACATTCGGCCCTGGTCTGCCCGATGCGTTTTGTTTTGCCTGTCGCTCCACAGCTAGACCTGTGATCTGTATAGCCTGGGCGACAGCCATATCTATCTGTGCTGCTTTTCTTTGTACGCCTGATAGCACATCAGAGAGGTTAGGTATCGTCACGCGTATGGTCACGATCTGTCCATCCTCTCCGCCTTCACCTCATCTACTACTGTGGCTATAGCCCACAGCCAATCCGCCGTATTAGCCGGTAGATCATCTACCTGGTCAGGTGTCCATCCGAACCTATCGGCTGCGATGTAGTACACCCACTCCTCATCAGGATAGTCAAACGCCTCGTGGCGTTGTCCACCCTGTATCAGCCATTTGAGTCGTTCGAGTCGGCGGTAGTCGCTTTTGGGTCTTTCTCTGTCTCATCAGTCTTTGCGAGAGATGGGAACAATACTTCCTGCGCCTCTTTGGTCATCTCTACGAGTGCATCGTAGTCAGCCATATCTAGCTCATCTAGTGTGTCTAGTTTGACCGATGGAATAATGAGATCGAACGACCAGTCCTCGACCAGCATAGCGATGAGTGAGTCTGATAGTGCCATCGCCTTTGATAGGTCTCCGCCATCTACCTCTGATGCTCTGAGTACGCGCTTACGATCTTTGACCTTGAGAGTTTTTGGGTCTTTGAGAGTAGCTGTAGCACCTGATGGGAGTTTGATCTGTTTTGACATTGTGCCTCCTTAGTAAATATGCCTTCGCGCATCATAACTGAAAAGGAACAGGAGCGTGGGATAGTGGGGAAGGCGTTCCACTATCGACCAACGCTCCTGTTCTGGAACTACTAGGCGTATGTGCCTGATGCTTTGGCGTTCTGTAGCACCCACTTGATAGGAGCGAAGCCACCGGATGATCCTGCATCGGTGGTGTTGCCCTGTCCGTTGAGATCGACTGTGACCTGTACGAAGTCCTCGCCACGCTCAATGACTGCAGAGGTGTATGCGCCTTTTGTGATGGTCGCTTGGATTTGTACTGCAGATGCACCTGCGCCGTATGCCCAGTTCAGTACGATAGCTGGCTGAGTGTTGTTGAGATAGCGTGTGAGCTCTGTGTCGTTCTCCATAATGAAGGTGATTTTGCCTGTGACCTCGATAGGGCCGAGGAATACCGAATATGGATTCTGTGTGTTGCTGATGCCATAGACAGGGGTGACATTGCGCTTCATGTCAATGTTTCCAGTCATAGCGTTGCTGATTGAGCTACCGCCGATAGATACAGTACCGCGCCATACCGGTGTAGGTAGGATGGTAGAGAAGGTCGGTGAGGTAGCTGTCTCTACGCTAGATGCCCATCCCGTTGTCTTTGCATCGTATTCCAGCATTCCATCTGAGTTGAAGCGGAGGGAGAAGTCTGAGAACTGACATCCTGGATATGAGCGATTGCTCGCAGCATAGAAATCTGTGAGGGTGTAGCTGATTGGCTGGTCATCTGCTGCTGCTGTGAGGCTATTTTTCAGCGAGATGGTGTGTGTGAATGGGGCAGTAGCACCTGTGGTAGCCACGCTACCGAGCAGACCTGCGATGGAGTATCCGATGGTGTCTGCAAATACAGCTCCACCGAAGTCCACAGTTGATCTAGTGCGACCCTGGATATAGGCATAGTTCACGACATTTGAGCCACGAAGCCCTGTGTCGTATAGCGGATCAACGATATCTACAGGCTTCAAGCTGTCTTTCATGACAGGGATGAAGTCAGTAGGTGCTACAACCGTACCCTTTGTTGCTTCTTTTGCGATACCGAGGTACGAGCGTACCGATTGTTGTACTGACATGTCACTCTCCTGTTTTCTGGTCTGTCGATGCAGACGGTTTGATTGGTGCTGTTGGTATTACTTTGGGTGAACCTGCAGGTGCGCAGTCAGGATGTGTGAATCCCTCCGGCGCATCAAACTCATCACCTGGCTGGACTGTGACCCCGATAGCAGGGAACACTCGTTCATCTGTGCCGTTATATTTCAGTCTCATAGTGCTCCTTATGCTTGGATCATCTCAGTCACATCGAATTCTAACTCAGCGTAGGTCTCTGTTGCGCCCTCATTGCTAGTCGCAGGTTCTCCATACCGAGCTCTGATGATGGGCTCTGCACCCTGCCACACGAGGTTGCCCGTAGTGTCGCCGAAGTTATGGTCAGACCGAAGCCTCTCTTTGATGTTGTCCACGAGGGTATCAAAATCTGTCATCGCACTCTCGGCGTTTGTATGCATAGAGTGTGTATAGAGCTGTATGACTACTGAGTAGTCCACGCGCTTCCATCCACTATGCGCTCCACCTATGGCTAGACGGGTCTCGTTCTCCGCCACGATAAAGACGACAGCAGCAGATCGAGTCATCTGCCCAGGCTGTGCATTTACCTGGTAGTTGATGCGCTTGGGGAACGATGTGAACACCTGATTGAGCGTAGGGATAGGTGGATTGGATATAAATGATGTGAGGGTAGCTCGTACCCCTGTGCGCCCTGCCATTACCTGATCCTGCGGTACTTATTTACCATGTCAAGGGCTAGAGCGATATCGCCTGAGTAGCGGTTGGTGTTTCCAACATTGACCGTAGGCTGAGTGGTCAGATTCATTGTCATACTGTTGTCGCCTCGTACTTTGAGGAAGGCGGTGGTAATAAGGATGCACGACTGCTTGATGGCATTCGGCATATTGCTGATAGCCACTCCTGCGGCATGGGTATAGGCGAGCGCGCTAGTCAGAGGTACAGTCGTAGAGCCATTGGTATATGTACTAGCTACTGTGATGCGCTCGCTCTTTGATCCATCGTAGATGCGATATGGCTGACCGGCGATAAAGCCTGTGCCATCGGTGACTGTCAGAGAGGTCGCTCCTGCAGTAGCGGTGGCGATAGTCGTATTGACGAAGCCTGAGACATAGGTGTACTCGGTGAATACCTGTTGGCGTGGGCTAAAGCCAACGCCGAAGCCCAACGGCCCCTGAGAGCTGTAGTTGAGGCCGAGATTTGATAGAGGAATGATGAGTTGTTGAGCCTCGAACCATGCTGTAGAGCAGTCAGGTAGGGCTACTAGATTGTTTGGGTCTGTCCCATACTGAAAACTAGAGAGCGAGATGATGGGTGAGTTGTTTGGGTGCAGAGCTATCATGCCCTGTCCATTGACCCTGACTCGCTGTGTTTCTGTGTACTGATCTGCCACGAGTGACTGATTCAGGTACTCGTTCATATATGAGGATGCTCGTAGGATTACATTTGCGAGCTCGGCATCCTGCGCCGCCTGATTGCCTCCGACTACGAGATTGTTGTAGTCAATAGAGGTAGGGGCATCTTTGTACTCCTGGACTGTGAGATAGGAATACTCTTGAATCGTATCGGGCGTGATACCTACTGCCATGACTACTCCCCGTCTCTAGCTATATCTGCAGCCTCGTGTCCACATCGGCCACACCGGCGAAACCACCCGTCAAAGCCACAGGCTGTGCAGGTAAAGCCTCGCGACATATCTCCTCGCGAGATTGGATTGAGAGATGCCTCAAAGAAGCCCTCTCGCTTCAATGCCTCGCCGTGAGATCGACTTTCTACATTGTAAATACCACCGCGATCAGGGTTGTATGTCGTACCGCCAATGACTGTCTCTCTTACGCCTCTATCTGGAGCTACATATCTTGACATTTTGCCTCCTATAACTGATGGAGGATGCGGCTGTTACACCGCACCCTCCTCCGCCTTATTCAGTTCTACTACGCAGAGGTGATTCCTGATACTGCACCGTTCCATGCTGGAGCTGTACAGAAGAAAGTACCTCGGAAGTAGGTTGAGAAGTCATAGCTGAACTGAGTCACAGGCCATTGGATGCCCATGTAGTCCTGAACCATGAAGTTCGCCCACACATCGCTTACCTCAGTATCTGGGATAGGGAGTGTGAATGAGAGGACAGGTGCAACACCTTGATTGAGCCAAGGGTGAACCATGAGATCGACAGCCTTACCGGTGACTTCGTTCTGGATACCGGTGACGATAGAGCCGTATGTGACTCCATCCTTACCTGGCTCCTGAATAGTCAAACGATAGTTAGCTGTAGAGCCACTCTTGATTGCATCTGAGAGTTGCTTACGGTCATTGCCGTTGAGTAGCACTAGATCAGGATCAGCCTTGACATTCTGATAAAGCTGACCGAACACAGTCTGGAATTCTGTACCTGGATTAGAGGTAGAGAAAGTGCTGTTGATGCTGTTGTTGTAGCCTGAGTTAGCTCCAAGAACAGTTGGGAGGATGCCGTCATATCCTGTGGCATATGCAGATGTATCTGCCGATGCGCGAGATGCTGCTGCACCTGTGGTGCTGTACGCGGCGTTGTTGCCAGTCAGACCTGATGTACCAGCACCCTGGATTGTGAATGTACCTGTACCGCGAAGTGTTCCCTGGTAGGTGAGGTTGGCTGCACCTGTAGTTGTACCTACATAGATGTTGTAGCCGAGAGCACCTGGGACTGCCGTACTGACTGTGACAGTCAAGACATCACCTGATGCTACAACCTCAGAGGTTTGTGTTCCGAGGATTGACTCACCGAAGCCGTTACCTGAGATACCTGCATCTGCGGTGACATTTATATAGTAAGTGTTTGCGGCAAGTGCTGTCTGTCCAGTAACTGCTGCAGGTGATGCATCAGTAAATGTAGGTGCTGATAGTGCGCCTGAGTAGCCAGATGCAGTACCACGAGCCATAAGCATCATGCGTTCTTCCATCAACATCGTTGCATATAGCGTAGATGTAGATGAGAGCTGACGGAGATCTTGGTATCCAAGACCTGAGAAGTTAGCATCAAACGAAACGCTGTCGGATAGTGAGTAGCTGTTGTATGGCAACACTAGGTCGTCAGCAGCATATGAAATCTTTGGGCCGCGCTCGTAGTTGATAGACCCGAATGTGGCTGTGGAGCTTTCAGTAATACCAGGCCAAGTGTTTCCGACTCCGCCTGTACCTGTACCTGTGTATCCGAGGATTCTCTTAACACGGTGAGATGTACCGACACCCTTTTTACGAGGGATGCGATTGCGTAGTGGAGTAGGGCGAGGTGTGAGCAGTTTTGCAGGTGCTTCTAGATCGAAGGCTGCGAAAGATGTGCTCAATGGAGATGTGAGGGTGATGTCCTTCTGGATATCCTGCATCGCCATGCGTTGTGCGGCGAGTGCATTCTGTAGTC